GACATGACAGCCGGGAAAGACCGGCATTACAATAACAAGAAAAAGGATACCTCATGAAATTTATTCTTAATGGCATTGAACGAGATACAGAAGACCTATCATCGGATCAGTTCCATACCCTTCAACAGATGCACCTAACTGAATCGGTCGTTAAGATTCTTCAGGAAGCATTCAATTCTTATAATGAAAACCTAGAAGAATCTTTACAGTTTTCAGACGCTCTGAACGAACATGGCGTCAATGATCCATATCAATTCAATGACTGAAGGGTTCCTTAAAGTTCATCAGCCCTGTCCTTGTGGTAATGGATCTGATAATACAGGGATCAATGGGAACGGTTCAGCATATTGTTTTACTTGTAATCAATACTTTAAAGACTATGAGTCTGCTTGTAAGGAAGGGGATGTAGCTGAGCCTGTTTCTTATTCCCCTACAAATTTAGTAGAAACCGGGACCTTCTCAGCTATTCCTGATCGTAAGTTATCTGAATCAACCTGTAGAACTTACAGTGTAACCGTGACTGAAAATTCTCAAGGGATTATCAGTCACCGTTACCCTTACTTTAACGAAGACAACATAGAAGTAGCTGCAAAGGTTAGGTATACTGCTGATAAAAGATTTTTATTCAGCGGGGATACAGCATCCACTACACTATTTGGTCGGCAGGCATTTAAAGCTGGAGGTAAATATGTAACAATTACAGAAGGCGAGCTAGATGCTATGTCTGCTCATCAAATGTTTGGTAACAGATGGCCTGTAGTGTCATTGAGGAACGGCGCAGCTGGAGCCGTTAAAGATATTAAACGGAATCTAGAATACATTGAATCATTTGAAACTGTAGTTCTATGTTTCGACATGGATAAACCGGGCAAAGATGCAGCCCGAGCTGTAGCAAAACTATTACGTCCCGGCAAGTGTAGAATCCTGACGTTACCTGAAGGCTATAAAGACGCTAACGAAATGTTAGTAGCTAATAAGTCTCAGGATTTTGTTCAGGCATTCTGGAATGCAGAACTCTACACACCCTCTGGTATTGTTAATGTTTCTCAACGACGTGAAGATTACTTCAACCGCCCCGTACTAGAAACAATCCCCTACCCTTGGGACGGACTGAACGATAAACTATACGGCCTAAGACGTAAGGAGCTAGTAACCATTACAGGTGGCACAGGACTAGGTAAGTCCTCAGTTACTAGGGAACTAGAATACTGGCTCTTAAATCAAACAAAAGACCCCATCGGTATTCTTGCCCTTGAGGAAGGATGGGAAAGAACTACTGATGGTTTGGTAGCCATTGAAGCTAACAAGCGATTGGATATCGACGCTATTCGGACAGCTACTCCACAAGAGGAACTGAACGGATACTTCAGTAGAATTTTCGAGGGAGAAAACCAAGATAGACTTTATGTCTATGCCCACTTAGGGATTCAAGACATTGATGATATCTTTAGCAAGCTCCGTTACCTGATAATTGGATGTGGATGTAAGTGGGTAGTCGTCGATCACTTACATATGCTGGTAGCTTCTCATACAGAAGGCGATGAGCGTAGAACGATTGACGATATTATGCTAAGGCTCCGAAGTCTTGTAGAAGAAACAGGATGTGGCATGGTTCTCGTCAGTCACCTGAGACGTACAGTAAATGATAAAGGACACGAGCAAGGAATAGAGGTTTCATTAAGCCACTTGAGAGGCTCGCAGAGTATAGCCCAGTTGAGTGACACGGTTGTCGCCCTTGAACGTAACCAGCAGGCAGATGATGCTAGAGTAGCTAATACAACAGTCCTTAGAGTTCTTAAGTCTCGATATACAGGTAATACAGGTAAAGCCTGCAACCTTTACTATGACCCAGAAACAGGAAGACTTATAGAAATTGAAGATATTGAGGATGAGTTTGCTGCCGTAGAAGACGGGTGGAAACTAGATGCATAAATGGCTTATAAGCGATCTACATCTAGGGCATAAAAGCATCATGGAGTTTTCTCCAGATCGTCTAGGTCCCGAGTGCCGTGATGTCTCTGTTGCAGAACACGATGAGATTTTAAAGGTACGATGGAATGTAACAGTCAAACCTAATGATATAGTCTATGTCTTAGGAGATGTAGCAATGTCTGTAGAGGCTTTAAAGGACTTTAAATTCTGGAACGGACGTAAGATATTGATTCGTGGGAATCATGACACTCAATCTGAAGGACTTTATAGAGATATCTTCTATAAGATTTTAGGTACTGCTAAACTCAATCGAGTTTGGTTTAGTCATGCACCTATACATCCCGATGAGCTTAGAGGCTATCCTAATATACACGGCCATGTCCATGATAATATTATTAAACACAATCACAGACCGGACAAAAGGTATCGAGCAGTTTGTGTTGAACAGAACCACGGATGGCCTGAACCTTATGATCAGGTAATGAGAGAACTGAAATGAGAGTAATATTTGATGCTGAAGGTGATGGACTAGAGCCAACTAAGTTCTGGTGTATTAGTATTATCGACTACGACAGCCGTGAAGTTTCAGAATATGGGCCGTCGGATATCAAAGATGCGCTAGAACATCTAGCTGCTGCTGATGTTTTGATTGGGCACCATATTCTAGGATACGATGTTCCTAATATCTTAAAGTTATATGGCTTAGATCTCTATGATAAAGACTTGATTGACACCTTAGTCCTTTCAAGGCTTATCAATCCTACTCAGGAAGGGGGACATAGCTTAGCAGCTTGGGGCCATAGATTAGGTTTCGCTAAAGTTGAACACGAAGACTGGACAAAGTATTCTAAGGCCATGCAACACAGGTGTACGGTAGATGCCCGTCTAAATCTGAAAGTCTTTAGAGAGTTAGAAAAATCTCTGACGCATTTTTCATCTGAATCAGTAGAGCTTGAGCATAGCACGTATAAAATAATCCATAAACAAATGAACAGCGGATGGCAATTTGATACGAAAGGTGCTCAAGTTCTATTGGCTAAGGTTCAAGACGACCTTGGCCGAACGGAAGATAAGGTAAGAGAAACATTCCTACCTAAACAATTTCCAGTTAAAGAAGTCGTGCCTCAGATAAAACAAGATGGGACTCTGAGTAAAACAGGATTAACCGCAGAAGAATATAATAGTCTTCTAGCTTCCGGGGACTACCAACCCTTTACTCGGTATCGCACTCAGGTATTTAACTTAGGATCACGACAACAGATCGCCCTATGGCTTCAAGATTTTGGTTGGAAACCAACTAAACTGACAGCCAAGGGTTCTGTAGAAGTGAATGATAAGATCCTTAGTGAGATTCAAGGAATCCCAGAAGCTGATCTTATCAACCACTATCTTACTGTATCAAAGATACAAGGGTTCTTAGAGAACTGGTTGGCCTCTGTCAAGGATGACGGCAGGCAGCATGGGTACGTCAATCCGAATGGGGCTGTCACAGGTCGAATGACCCACAGTAAACCAAACCTCGGTCAAGTACCTAGCTCTAGAAAACTATACGGCAAAGAATGTCGTCAGTTATTTATAGTAAAAGAAGGGTACAAGCTGGTCGGCATGGACGCTGACGGGCTTGAACTTCGCATGTTAGCTCATTATATGAATGACCCCGATTATATTGATGCTGTAGTTAACGGGGATAAAGATAAAGGAACCGATGCTCATTCAGTAAACATGCGAGCCGCCGGTCTATCGGATAGGGACCAAGCTAAGACAATGTTCTATGCTCTTATCTACGGGGCAGGAGATGTTAAGATGGGATCTATTATTGATTCCGATAAAAAAGGAGGTAAAGAACTTAAGCGAAAGTTATTTAAGGGTCTTCCAGCCCTTGAGAAACTGATTCAAAGAGTACAAGCCGCAGCAGAAAGAGGGTTTATTAAAGGTCTTGATGGGCGTTTGATTCGTATCCGAAGTATTCATGCTGCTTTAAATACGCTTCTTCAAGGGGCCGGTGCTGTTGTAATGAAACGAGCATTGATTATTTTAGATCAGAAAGCTACCGCTGCTGGTCTGGACTATCAATTTGTAGGTAATATTCATGATGAAATCCAAACAGAAGTAAGAGAAACTCAAACGGAACAGTTCTCTGCGTTAGCTTTAGAGGCTATGAAGGAAGCTGGAGAATATTATAATCTTAACTGCCCTCTGAAGGGCGATGTAAGTATTGGAAATAATTGGAGTGAAACACATTGATATGAAATCATACGACGGTTTTAAATTCGGGCCGATACAGCAGGAGTTGTTGGAAGCGTTGCCACTGTACGCAAAGTGCACATCCCGTCTGTACAAGCCGGGCATCGGCTTTTGCTGCTTAGGAGTAGAAGCCGAGGTTCATGAGCCTGCGCCGTGGGCTGCGATTGGCGCCGGGATGGGCTACACGGCTGAGGGTCGGCATTTTTTCTCGGATTTATCTACAGAGCGGTGGCAGGCGCTTGGCTTGAGGAATAGCATTGGGGCTTTTTCCAAAGCAGTTCGCTACCCTGACGTTCATGGTCGAATGCAGCCGTTTTCCACATTAGTGGAATTCAACGATACCAGCGGCTACCTAGACCATGAAGCAACCGTGAAGTTTATCATGCACCACGCTACCATAATCTTTACCAAGTCGGCATAGGAGAACAGCAATGAGTGGAAGCGATTGTGACGATTTTAATCATTGCGAATGCGCGAATGACTTATATAAGCGCATCGCCGAACTGGAAGCCGAGGTGGAGCGGCTGCGAAAAACCCTTGAGGAAATTGTGGCGCTCGGACAGGACGGTTGGCACGGCAGAGGCTACAGTCTTGCAAAAATGGCTAAAGAGGCTCTTTTAAGCCTCGACGGGGAGAATGTAAATTCCAGCTAAGCTACTAAGCAATCCTAACTGTATCTTTATACATATACCTAAGACAGGAGGTAGGCTATGAGCCTATTTAACCAGAGAGACATATATGAGTTTATTTTATCTTAAAGAACCTAATGCAATTTTCAGTCATGTCCCTCAAACAGGAGGTCTCACTATACGGGATGGCCTGTGGCGTAAGAATTATGATGGACCTCTACATACATGGGAACCAGAATACGATAAGATGTTTTCCTTTGCCTTTGTCCGTCATCCACTAGATAGACTTGTCAGTGCCTTCTATTCTTTGACAGAAGGAAGCACTTCAAGGAAACCTCAGCACCATGCCATGACGCTTGAACAGTTCTGTGAGATCACGTTGCTCTGTAAAGACCCACATAAAACAGATTCTATTGCTCATCATACTTATCCGATGTCTTGGGACATTAACTACTTAGCTAAAGTAAAGTTCATAGGTAGGTATGAACGATACACAAAGGATCTTGTGTCTCTTATGAAGCATTTGGGGATACACAAAAAGATACCGGAACTTCATGTCTCAGTACGTTATGATAACTGGGAAGATACTTTACAGCCTCTTAGCTCTGAAGTCTTTGAACAATTAGTAGACTTCTATAGAGAAGACTTTGAGAGGTTTGGATATGAAATGCCTACTGGCCGCTAGTGGTCCTTCTCTTAATCAAGAAGACATAGACTATGCTCGATATAAGGTTGATTTAGCTATAGCCATTAATGATGCTATTTATCTTATGCCTTGGGCGGATATTCTGTATTCAGGAGATAACAGATGGTGGAATCATCATGGTCCTCAACTGATGAATTTCTCCGGCGAAAGACTGTGTGCCGGAAGAAACAATGAATACTCTACGATGGTACCGGGAATTGGAGGGGTAGGTCCCTTCGAGAAAGATCACGTGCGTTTCGGTGGGAACAGTGGGTTTGCTGCAATAAATCTGGCCCTGCACCGTGGAGCATCTTCCTTATATCTCCTAGGTTATGACCTAGGCGTTACTGAAAAGGATCAGGCGACGCATTTTTTCGGAGAGCATCCTAAGGGCTTACAGATAGATTCACCTTATGAGAAATGGATTCAGGCGTTTGAGGTAGCCGCGCCGTCTCTTTCAAGTTTTGGCGCTAGAGTCTACAACTGCACCCCTAACTCTAACTTAAACTGTTTCCCTAAAGTAAAAATTCAGGAAGTCTTGACAGACTAATCCAATTATAGTAACATCTACTTTCCACAACAATAAGAAGGTTCCCATGAGGACACGATGCAACACACCAGACTGTAACAATCCACTTACGCCTTCCGCCCGTCCCGGTGCGAGGTCAGTATATTGCCCTAGTTGTGATAGGGCCGCTGCCCGAGAGCGCATGAGAAGTCTCAGGACACACCGAGCACTTAATGCTGCTGAAAGTACCTACTACCGCCCACGTCACGGAGATATATATGTCATCTACAACCCCGCTTATCCCGGATGGGTTAAAGTAGGATGTGCGCTGGATGCTACCGATAGACTTAATTCGTTCCAGACAGCTACTCCTTATCGTAATTTTTCCTTGCGTTGGTCTAAGCGTACTAGAGATAAGCTGACTACTGAATCTTTGTGCCATGAAAGACTAGCCAAGACCTATGAACGTAAAGGGGAGTGGTTCAGAACCCAACCATCTAAAGCAATTAGAATACTAGAGAGACTTCCTCTATGGCAGAATTAAAAACCCTAGTCAGTGATATTTATAGTATCATTGACAAAATGAATCAAGAAGAACCTATTACTGATTATTTTGAACCTTACTTAGATGAGTTTGTTTCTAACGTAAGGGACTGTGTAGTTCACTGGACCATCCCCCAGACAACAGATGGTAAATCCAATCTTCGTATGTCTAACATTGGTCTCCCAGATAGACGACTGTGGTTTGATATTAACAGCCCTTCAGCCGAGAAAGAAACTTTAGCGCCTCCTACTTATCTTAAGTTTCTCTATGGTCATATCTTGGAGCAGCTTGTGATTATGCTGGTTCAAGTATCGGGCCATCGGGTTGAGAATCTACAGAAACCTGTTTCCGTAAAAGGGGTAACAGGCTCTATGGATTCGACTATCGACGGAGAAGTAGTAGATATAAAGAGTG